TTGATATGAAAGTTAAGCCAACCATTAGCAAAGCCGGCAACGAATGTTTGCGGGTTGAATTTACAACAGCATGGCGAACGTTTACCGTGTTTTTTACGCCAAAAATTCCGCGCGACTACAACAGTTTTATGACTGTTACAATAAATGGAACAAAACCGCCTGAAACTGTTACTTATCAAAAAGAAGGTGATTTTTACAGGGTTCACAATTACAACATGAGATTCAGAAACGATGAAATTCCCCCAGTGGCTTAAAGTTTACGGTGACACATCGTATCGTGGCGATTGCCCCAGCGAAACACTTGAAGCAGTGACGTTTTTTGCGCGTATAAGACGCGAATACCCGACGACTTATGGAAAGATTGCCACACATATCAGAAACGAAGGAAAACGCAACTGGAAGCAGGTAGCACGGCAAAAAAGCGAAGGCATGACGAAAGGTGCGCCCGATATTATTATTCCAATGCAAAAAACGTTTGTTTGTGAGCTGAAACGACAAGATCACACCAAGTCAAAATGGCAAGACGGGCAACTTGAGTATTTAAAAGCCGCACATGATGCAGACGCATTTGTTTGCGTTGCGCTTGGTTATGAAGCAGCTTATCAGGCTTTTTTAGATTCTATTGTTTAAAATGTAAAAAAATATGTTTACTTTTTAAAATAGAAGGTTTAATATATAACCACGCTTTCAAGAAGGCGAAACAATAATAAAATAATTTAGGAGAGCAACATGAGTAAATTTGAACCAAACAAAAGCTACAAATGTAGATCAATTTGTGACAGCGATATGTTTTTTGAAATTACTGTTATTTCAAGAACAGAAAAAAGTATCAAAGCCTTAGTTGATGGCGTAGAAAAAACACTAAGAATTAAATTATGGGCTGATAACGAAACCGTAAAGCCTTGGGGCTCTTATTCAATGTGTCCGATCATTACAGCATAAATAACAACCAAGCGCGGTGCAAGCCGCGCATTTTAGGAGAAAAAAATGGAAATAGAAATTTATTTTGACATCGTATCAAACGATGGTGTAACAATTGGCGTTGGTGCTACTGCAATGTTATCTGGTTCATATATTCCAGCAGATTTTAATCATGACATTGAAGATAATAGAGAAATTGACGTAACAGAAGTTAATTTATTTGATGAAAATGGCGAAGAAATGAACTCTGAAAAGCTAACTGAAATTGTTTATGAACACATTGACGATAATTTTGTTCAAATATTCAATGATGCAGCAGCAGATACAGAAGAATTTGATATTTACATATCAGATTTTAAATCAGACTTAAATTATTTAGAATTAATTTAAAATTTACTCCTACCTCTGCCGCTAAGACTAGTGGCTTTTTTTAATACAAAGGTGATTTATGATTGAATTTTTAAAGATGCTAGACGAAACAGGCATTGCTTACGTTATTTTTATTTTAACCGCTGTTTATTTTTGGATAAAAAGCAATAAAGCAACAACTGAGCTTTACACAATTAAACGCGAATTATTAAAATTAAAGGCGGTTTTATGAAGCAATGTGATACCTGTTTAAAACAAACAAATGATTTATATCCATTGCGTGATTGTTATAAAACTGACGAAATTCAAGATATGTGTTACGAGTGCAATCAAACAATTAACAAGCAGTTAAGAAAAATAGAAAGCATGACATCAAGAATTAGAAATGATTTGCTAAAACTATTTATGAATAATTTGAGAGGTAAAAAATGAGCGCAACACTTGTACTTACATTATCTTTTTTAACTGTCGATACCACCATCGACAAGCGCGGCAGAACAACACAGGTTGAGCGCATTGCCTACACAACAACGGCAATACCTTATGACACGCGCCAAGCCTGCGCTAACGCCAAAGAAGAATGGAATCTTGCTGTTGGTGCTTACCAAATGTCAAAACGCCCAGCACGGGTGATTATGGCGGTCTGCAATGACAGTGCAACGGGAGTGGTAGAATGAAAAACGACTTAATATGGGTAGCTATTTGTTCATTTGCAATTGGTGCATTGCTTTGCTTTATTACAATAGCAGCAACACACAGGCATCATTATGAAATCATTAAAACAAATATTGGCGAGTTTGTTTTAAAAGATGGCAAGATTTTTACTGTTTATGAGATGCAACGCAATGTTGCTGGGGATATGGTAGCAAGATGAAACAGATTGCATTAGAAGAACACCTGATTAACAGGCTTAATGAATTAAAAGAAGAACGTAAAAGCCTGAAGCGTCAAAAGTTACGCAGTATCAAAGAAACTATTGATATTCAATTTATTTTAGCAAAATTTAGAGAGGAGCGTAAGCATGGCTGAGTTAATTTTTTGGACTGGCATTTTTGTTTTAATAGTTTGTTTTATGGTGGAGTACGCGCGTGGAGATTGACGACATTGCAGCATTAATATTCTATGTATTAGCACTCATATTAGCGGGGATATGGCTATGGCATTGATTAAACCAGTTGAGAAGGTAACACCAACGCCAAGCACAACAAACTGCCAGCACAAAACATGGCGGCAATATGTAAGCAGAGGAATTAGGGAGTGTGATCGTTGTCATGAAATACGCCCTATTTTTGATTTAAAAATTGAACATCAAAGGTAATAGCATGGTGCAACCAATAAAAAGAGATTTAAAAGTTTCGCTTAAAGAGTTGGAAAGTATAAAAGAAAATATTATTTATTGTGGTGGAACAGGCGCATTTTACCGAAAAAGAACGCCTGACAAGCCGTTGTCTTTTAACTACGCAAATCGTCAAGCCACCATTTGCGTTAAAAAAGAAAACGGTAAAAAATATTTTACAGCATGGCGCATGGCCGTTTATTTTTCACATGGTTATTATCCAAGTTTTGAAGATGCTGTTATTTTTAAAGACGGTGATAATTATAATTTTAGAATTAATAACATTGTTGTTTGCCATCCAAGCGAGGATGAACAGACCGTTTTAGACTTCGCTACTGAGCATGGTTTATCACCACAAACGGTTAATTATCGCATGAGAAATGCAATACGATTTGAGCGCATTGTAAAAAACTGGAGAGTGTTTTTTTATGATAAAAAAGAGTTTGCTAAATACTGCGGTGACATGATTGGTAGAAGGTTGGTTGTTGATGATGAAGGAATCGAACACATACAAATTAAGCGCATTAACTTATCAGAAAGCCAGCGCGGAAATAAAACCGCACGGGAATTTTTAAAAACTTGGGTTAGCGATATGCCAACAAGATGGGAGATGACATTATGCAGATAAAAAAAATAAAACCAAGCGCGATTATTCCGCAATTTCAAACCGAAGGCGCAGCCGCTATTGATTTATGCGCTTGTATTGAAGAAACCATGCTTTTAACACCAGAAACGCCTGTGTTAATACCTACAGGCATTTCAATCCATATTGCTGATAAGTCTGTTGTTGGTTTGATTGTTCCGCGCAGTGGGCTAGGGTTTAATTATGGCGTTGGTTTGATGAACACGGTTGGCGTAATTGACAGTGATTATCAAGGCGAAATTATGGTTAAGTTGCGCATGACACATGGTGATAGTTATCGAATTCAACCTAACGAGCGTATTGCTCAAATGTTTTTTGTGCCTGTATTGCGTCCGATATTTGAAGAAGTTGAAGAATTTAGCGCAGTGACTGAGCGTGGTGTTGGTGGCTTTGGGAGTACAGGAAAATGAGTTTATTAACAGAAGAACAGATTGCCGAACTTTCTTGTATTGCTAGTAACCAATCGACAAGTAAAGATTTGTACCAAGAATTTTGTGAATGGAACGAAAGACAAACTGCAACACAATTTGAACCAGATTGGGATAAAACTCCTTCTAACGCAACTAGAGTTTACTTGGATGCTGTTTGGTTTAACAGTGAAATGAAAGAAATTTATCGCACAACTATATGTTGTTTTGATAGACCAGTAACACCACACCCACACGCTGAAATGATTATGAAATATGCAGAAGTGGCGCAAAGACGTGTTGACCCTTGGGTTGAGTTTGAATGGGGTAAAAATGATAGCCATTGGTGTAGCTGTGATAGATGGATAAATTTTAATATTGACAACTGCTACCGCTACATCGGAGAAACAAAATGATTGCAGCAACAGCTTATATTTTAATTATCGCTGTAACCACTCACGGTGAGCTTACACAATCAACAATCGAATTTGCAGATAAGGCATCATGCGAATCAGCGGCAGTTAGACAGGATTTTGCGTTTAAAAATTTGCAGTTTGCAGGCAGATGGAATCTAACTTGCCACCCATATCAACTTAATGAGATCAAAAAATGATCCAGCAAATACTTCAGCGCGGGAATCGGCAAGGCATGACAATGCGCGAAATAACCGATCTAACAGATTTAAAGCAACATCAAGTGGAATTTAAGGTTCAAAAGTTAATCAAAGACGGTATTGTGCATAAGTCTGCTGATAGAATAGACAATGCGTATTTGTACACGTTGACAAGCTATGAAGAATTGCCGCCACCTGTTGAATGTTCGCCCGTTAGATTAGATAATGTTATTAAGCATTTAAACAAGCAGAAAGAAAAAGTAAACTCACCAGCGCATTATAATAGCGGCTCTGTTGAATGTATCGATGCAATCGAATCTATGCTAACAAAAGAAGAATTTATCGGATTTTTACGCGGGAACATATTAAAATATCAATGGCGTTATAAGCAAAAAAACGGTGCTGAGGATTTAAAAAAGGCGCAGTGGTATTTTGACAAACTGAAAGAAAAAGAGGGCGTGTAATGTATGAATTTAAAAGTGGTAAACCAGCAGGCGGCTTGCGTTATCAAGCCATGCGCGATTATTTAATAAAATTAAAATGGTTTGCGGATAACCCCATGCAACCCGTGTTTATAAGTGAACGCAGTGCATGAAACCACGACTTAAAAAGATAGGCAGAATTTGGTTATGCTATACGCAAACAACCATAGTTTGCACTGGTTCAACACCTGAACAAGCCTATCAAAAATGGCTTAGCAAAAATAAAGCCGCTGAATAAGCGGCTTTTTTATTATGGCGTTAAAAACAATTCGGCTTCAGCATTGCGTCGTCGTGTAAGACCAGCAAGCGGTTTACCCCCTGCTTTATCCCAACGCAAAAACTGTTTTGCTATTTCTGCCTTGTCGTCACCGGCTTTTAGCATTTTAACGAGTGTTGATTTAAAAAAGTTACCTGCGCCAATGTTGTAGCATAAGCAAACAAGTGCATCAAATTCATTTTGCGTTAATTCAACGCCCACATCATTTACCGCTTTCTCATATTTCCCAATTGTTGCAGCTAATAACGCCATTGCTGCACCTTCATTAGGTAGCGTTCTGTTTTTAGTAACTGGTGTGCCATCACCATAATGTGTTGAGCCAATACCAATAGTCCAAACACCAGCTGGGCATTGATACGCTTTGAGCTTGCAACCTTCAAATTCTTTAATTAATTTTAAACCGCGTTCGCCTGTTTTCATTTTCGTGATCTCATAGAAAGTACCGTAATTAATTTTTGTGTTAAACGAATCATGTCGTTATCGAGCAGGCGTATTTGGTCAATAAGATCAATTAGCGCGTCAGTGGTTTCGGTAAGTATTGGCTTAACAATCGTTGTCACCCATATCCAAACAAAGTAAACGATATACCCCATGCTACTTGATGCAATAATAGGGAATCCATACTGGTTGATATATTTAGCTAATGCGTCAACATCCATTAATCAATTCTCTTTTCTTGCGGGTTATTAAAACGCGCCACCT